TCATTTGCACATTGAAAACAAAATAAACATTAGGAAAGAACTTAAATATTGACGCTTTAACGAATCTTCATTATTTTCAGTTTCGAGTTTAGCGTCTTGTGCGAGCATTCCTTCAAGCTCTTTTTCTTTCCCAATAATTAAACTTATTATTTTAGTTTTATCATCAACTGAGATCATGCTGTCAAACGCGGCCAAATGATTTCTGAAATAGATATATTGGTTAACTATGGTGGTCTTCCTATGCCAAAGATCACGATCGGAAAAATTAGTCCCAAAAAAAGTATTCAGCTCATGAAGCACTTTTGGTTGATTTGACTTGTTTATAAGCTCAAGATTAGGATAGTGACTTCGAAGATACTTGATGCTTTCTACAGATTCATTAATAGCTTCGTCAGATGAATCTACCATTGAATAAAGGCCGAAAACGAATTCTACAAAATTGATCGACCCTGTTTTCAATAAGATCTTTAGCGATGCGCGATAAGGAAATAAAATTCTTTTCCCATCTTCATCATTAATTACGGAGAAATAACGCAACATCTGACGCCTGAACAAAGTCTCGAAATCTACTTTTTTATTAAAAAACTGCTCGCCGATTGGTGATAATTTAAATTTGCCCCCAGTTGTTTTGGTGATCAATCCCAGCCGTTCGGTGTGCGACACATTATTATGATTAACCTGAATTTTATCTATCGTTACTTCTTCGCCAATATTTTTGAATCTTTGGATAGTAGGAATTACCAAACTGTCCCTATAGGACTCTATCGAATAATCACCAAGAGTCTTAAAGATCCGTTTAAATTCGCTTTTTCGTTCTGTCTTTCCATATTTAATGGTCTTATATCCAATCCTAGTTGGCTCGCCATTAACTTCCGCTATTCGCAAATATAAATTTTCTTCGAAAGCTTTCACATCAAATTCCGTAGGTAAACTAAGCACAATCGGAGAATCTGTATCAGTAGTAAATTTCTTTGTTTTTCCTTTTATGGCGCTTAAATTTATTCGGTCTATCCACTGTTCAAGTCGCTGATCTTGATCACGTAAAGACTGAATTAAATTATGCACCATCTCGAAATCAACTTGGTTAATAACTTCTTTAGGATCATCAACGTCGGGCAATAAAATTGGCACAATGAAGTAAGCAATTTTATCATGCCTATCTCTTGGCTTTCTTAAAGCCCTGCCGCACGCCTGAACAATATCGATTAGTGAGTTCTTCGGATTGACGAAATAAATGCTGTCAATAATGGGGACATCAACCCCTTCAGTTAAACATCGAGCATTCGAAATAACCCCATATTTATGCGACTTAAATAAATCAAGCCGTTCCTTCCTATCACCCGCGCTCATTGAACCGTTAAGATGATCCAAATAGATATCAGCTTCGTCCAATTCCGGCCATAATTTATGAACGGCTACTTTAAAATTTAAATCCGATGCGCTTACTCCATTTATAAAAGCCTGCGCATTCTTAACCGTAGAATGAAATGTAATACATTTCTTTATTGATAATTCTTTCATCGATTTTATCAACATTACTTGCCGGAAAATGTTCTGAGCGTAGGTAAGATATTCTTCCGAGCCTTTTTCTACATCAACTAATAACTTATTCGAATTAATCCAGTTATAAATTTCCTTGCTCTTTACGCCCGCAACAATAATTCTATAGTCCGATATGACTTTGCTTTGAATCGCATCCCCAAATGAAAATCGATCAAACACAGGACCGTACAACCTTGGATCGTCCATAGAGAAAACAACCCTATTCATCTCTTTAGCTTTCTTCATTATCCATGGCCGCACAAGACGCTCTGTAGCTGTCATAAAAAGACGCTTCTTACTTGGAATATTATGATCATCCAAGGCTAGCGCAAACAGGCCTGATTCACTTGTTCCGGCAGTCCTATGCGCCTCGTCAAATATGGATAAATCAAAACTAAATTCAGATAACTTATTAAGCCCCTTGGATAAGACATCCAAAGACTGGTATGTCGAAAAGACGACGAATTTGCCAGATTTTTTTTGACTCAGATTTCTGCAAATTTCATCTGGGGAAGTTGTAACCGGAACATTCAAATCAGAAATTGAGATGTCACCATCGTCTACATCCGCTGATACAGTTTTATCACTGCATACGCACAAATACCCAAAAGGAATATGTGCTTGCTCAGCCCACGCCTCTAGCGTTTGCTTAATTAGAGCCAAACTCGGAGCAATAAAAAGAACGGTTTGAGTCTTTAATTGTTCGGTTATCCACAATGCCGTTAATGTTTTTCCAGTACCGCAAGCCGCAATTAGTTTGCCCCGGTTGCTTTTTGTAAAACCGTTAACTGTATTAACAATCATTCGTTTTTGATACTCATCTGGACTATAGAATACCTTTGTTCGTTTCTTTTCATTTGCTAACTGATAAAGCTCTTCAAAGAATTCTTTCCCTAAAACATCAAACTCATCCACCAATATGCTTAAATGTTTCTCATGTTTAGCGCAAAGACGCGAAAGCTCATAGCAATTAGCAATCGTATAATGATAATCGGTGCGTCTTGCTTCGGCCCAAAACTTGCTTAATTCTTCATACGAAGGCTTTTCTCTATTAGTTCTAAACTTTGCCTGATACGCCGCAACTTTTCCATCTTGAAGAATAATTAACCCATCAACCCCACAGTCAGTCTTTTCAAGCTGATATTTTTTCTTAAGCTCGGTCGGAATATTTTCCGCCATATAATGACACTGGATTTGATAGAGATTTTTCTTTATTCCTAAATAGCAAAAAACGAATTGCTCAAATACATCTCCCCGCTCTTTCGTTGTGGGAAGTTGTTCAATCTGCTTCTCCAATTCACGCCAACTACTGATTTTATTTTTTAGTAATTGATGTAATTTCATATTTTCTCCAGAACAACAATGCTTTCTCTCATAAGAGTTCCATAACGACCATTTAAGTCCTTCATTTGCTGAGATGACGCCCTCATTTTACGCGCGTGAATTATATCCACGTTCTTAAAACCAATTTGCTTGCCTATATCCGCAAATAATAAATCTGTTGGAACAAGAATGCCCCGATACCCTGAATTCGCGACAACAATAAAACATTTAGAACCCTTCACCATACTGGCGTATAATTTTTCGAATATCTGAGTCATATCATCAAAATATCCACGTATCATATCTGGGATATTTTTATTCCACACATTAAAGCAAGACACCGTATCTGCAATTAAATCAACCTTAGGATTCTTGTACTTAACAGCGTGATTGAACGTAGCATTTACATGAGATCGGACAGCAAGGTCCCGGTATTGCTTAAAGTCTCCGTATGCTTGCACAAAATCACCCATCCATAGTTCCATCTTATATACCTCGCAATAATCAAAACAATTAGCATACGGCGGAGAAAATATTACGATCCCTATCTTTTTATCTCTTATTTCCTTAAAATTATTATTTAGCGAACCATCAATAATCAGAGCGTTTTGGCTATAGTTTGATGAAGAAAGATCGCTTAGCATCATAGCCGCCTTCTTAAGGAAGAGCCCAGATACATCATTTATAATCTTTTTATTCTTTGCGATTTTTATTCCGTTTCCATCCTTGAGTCTGTTAGAACACTCCTCCACAATAGACAAATAAGCCAGCTTAAAAAAATTGCTTACTTTTTTATTGGATATATCCTCGCAAAACCCCTTAACGCTCATCAACGAGTCAAATGTTTTATCAGTAAATGATTTGACTAGTAATGGCGAATCGGGAATAGCCTTGCTTCTTCGTGGTACGAAATTCTTAATATAGCGACGGATTTCTGCAATCTCTGAATCGCTAAAATGCGAAGTTTTTACTGTGGCCGCAAACGTTGCTACCGGATTAATATCAAACCCTATACTTTTATAACCTAAACTCTGTGCTACCACATTCGTGGTTCCAACACCTGAAAATGGGTCCAGAACATAATATTTTTTCGAAGGCTTTTCTCGTGAAATTAATTCTTTGACCAGACTTTCTGAATACCCTTGCTTATAAATAAACCAACTATGTTTCGGAATTTCTTTATTTTGTTTAAAATTGACAAGCTCCGAGAAATACGCATCTTCAGTAACTTTATACTTCCTGCTAAGATCATCAATTAATTGAACATATTTTGGAGCTATCAGCTTGTGTAGCTTGCCATTCTTAATAATGTTTTCTGCACTCTTACGAGGGGTATTACGCATAAATTTCCTTCAGGTAATTTTTATTAAAGTGAGAGTAAATATTCTGCCTGTCGCTTGTCATCCCGCCGCCCTTAACAAAAGCTTCGATCTTTGGAATAACAGTTAAGAACATTTCGTTAATCACCTCATTGCGGTCATGTTCTGTGCTCTTGAATTTCATAAAAAAGGCCTGAAACAGGCGGTCAATATCTTTGATAAAATCGTCTTCTGATATTTGTTTAGCAAAACAATGAGTTGTCTCTTCTTTCTTAAATGCGTAAATAAAATCACCGTAAGGCGATCCCTCATATTTTGTATGAGCGGTTTGCTTATAATTATCAACGCCATCCTGAAAATAAAGGCCATTCTCTTCGAGAACGAAACCCGCTCTAAATATAGAAAGCAACAATGCCAACCAAGCCCCCATATCCTTGTTGTTAAAGGTCAGAACCATGTACCCATCTGGTTTTAATGCCAGATAGGATTTAGAAAAAACTCTATATAAATTATCTTCATAATCTTTCATATTTTTTGCGCCACGAAAATTCTTCTTCCTATTACAAACAGCTTCACGCAAGAAATTAGGCGCTACATTCCCATAAAGGTCTTTATTCCAAACATACCAAAAATGAGACAGTTCAAGATATTGGACATTACTTCCATAGGGTGGATCGGTGATAATCGCATCAACGGAATTCTCGGGAATAGGATAATCTTCAATTGATAAGTTTTTTAACAACAAGTTGCCTTTTCCATCCGAAAGCGCCTTAAATGAATCGGCAAACTTGACGTCATAATCTTCTTGCTGATTAAATGATATCGCACTCCTTACCCTATTAAATGCCTTGTCCATTGATGACAGGACATTAACCTCGCAAAATTGTGATGGAACCCAATAAGCATGTTTTGCCCATGTAGTTGGCTTACCAGATTGCCAGTCTTCATTAGTAAATGCCATTATGTTCGTATCTCTCAACGAACTACTAAAAACCAGCCTGAGAGCATCGTATATTTTCTTATCTGCCTTCATACTGTTTATAAAATGAAGAACTAATGTGTTTAGTAATAAATTTCTCTCAGTGAAAAAATCCTGAAAAGTCTCTATCCCTTTTTGAATCAATAGGTCCTCATGCTGTCTGTCCCAGTTAACGGGTATTAAATCTTTTTCTATTTTTACTTTTTTCTTTTTGAGTTCCTTTTTCAAGAATTTGATATGCCCCTTAAGCTGTTTGGAAAGCTCAGGAGAGTTTTCAAACAGTATTTTTTCTTGTGCTCGCGATGATCCCATGACAGAAAATAAATATTCATAACCATCCCGTTTACAGTCTTTCGGCTGAAGGAATCCCCCCTTCTCCCTGCATGATTCACACTTGGGATTGGAACAATAATACCTCCCATTAGCCATTCGATTATTGTTGGATAATAAAACTTTTGTCCCACATCGGTCACAATAAACGTTGAATGCTAATTCATTCCATTCAACCTCTGATTTTTCGTCAAAGAGAACATTTGTTCTTGCCTTGATGTTAACTCGATTATAATCCCCATATAAATATTGTAGATATTCACGAACCTGAGAGAATGCCTCATCGAGATTTAAAAGAGAAATTTCTTTTTGAACCATATTCTTAACAATAAATATGGATAAAGGATTAATGTCGAAGCCGATTACTTTTCGACCGGCCCTTATCCCCTCGTAAGCCGTCACTCCGCCGCCGCAAAACGGATCGAGGACTATTCCATTTTGACAACTGAAGACTTCAACGAGTTGTTTAAATACATTCCAAGGTCTTCGTGCAAAATATCTGTGGATTTTATAAGGCGGTGTATGCGCTTCAGCTACAACGGGTTCGTACTTTGGGATAAACGTAGTTGTCATACTACTCCTTAGGTCTTTCGCTGATCCATTTTTTCATATCTTTTTCCACCAAATCTCGAATAATCGAGACGATCGAATAATGCTTTTTCCGCCTTTGCAACTCCAATGCTTTCTCCTTAAGAAAGAAGTACTGATCCTCAGTGAGTTCTATAGTAGTTTTTTTCATTTTAGCCCTATCAGCTGATTGGTTCATATGGGGAATCTCCTATTGCTATAATGCTATATTTATAGCAATATTCTTTGTCCAAGTCAACGAAAAACCAAATAAAAAAACCTTCGCACAGCAGACATAATCTGCCACGCGAAGGTTTTTCTTTTTTAGAGTCCGGGTTCCCCCTTCAACTCGGGACTTAACCACAAATATGTATCTTCTTTTTTATCACGATCTCCAAAAAAGTCAATAAAAAACAACTACCTCACGTTCGAAATAAAAAATAAATTTACGAGATCCGACGTGAATTTAGTCTTGGCACCAATATGCCAGTTAGTATTTTTTTCTGGCTCAACGCGCGACTTGTAATCATAAATCGTAAACACAAGACCATTAATCCTGCCGACCCACTCTGCCTTAATTTTACCGTCCAACGATGCGCCAAGCTGGGGCTTGCCGAAGGCCCGGACGATATCCTAGTACCGGGTGCCTTCGGGCAAGTATCCCTGACAGCCAGTGCCATCGTGCGACACATCACCCATGGTGACATTGATGTCGATCGTGGCTGTTATTTTCATGCCGCCGCCTTTTTAGATCCCCATCCGGCCTTCCATCTCGCAACTGAACCGGACACTACCTCTTGAATCTGTTCCTGCGTCACGCCTTCAGCCAAGACCTGCTTCAACTCTACCTTGTTCAAAACGCGGAAGTTCTTGATCCCGCGTTCCTTGGCCAGCATCATGAGTGCCTGCCGGGATTCCGGAAGAGCAATCACTTCTTTAACTGCTGGTTTCTGCTTTTTCTGTTTCGCCATACGACACCTCCTTTTGAGGGTGTATAGGGCCATACGGTTCAATAGTTGGCAAGGCGTTTGTCTAAAAATCTACCCGAACCCCAGCCTTCCCGCCGACCCCTTTGCGATCGTCGGATTCCGCAAAACCATACCCCTCAACAAAAGGATGAACCTCGACCCCGGGCTTCTTTTCTTCGCGCTTCTGATCAATCGTCACCTGCGAACCCGACTGAGCGACGATATGCGTTTCCTGTTTTGTCGTCTGCGTAGGCATAAAGAACGCCCGGTAAATCGTAAGCCCGATTATGCCGATAGCCGCGATGCCGATCGCGTAGCGCGCCGTCTTGACCCACGGCAACCACTGAACAAAGCTTCCCAGAAACTTAAATAAATCAAACTTCTCCCCATCCGCCATACTCACCTCACTTCTTTCCCTTCAAATCAACTCTTAATTCGTCGATAGCTTTAAGTATCCGCTCGGTTTCCTTCTCGGAAAACTTGCTGTGCAGATCGAACTCGGCTTTAGTCACAAACTGGCTTCGGGGCATGTGGATTTCGTCATTGGACAAATGATGAAACAGTCTTTCCTCCACACGCCCAATTTGAGCCATGATATTGCCGAGCATGAATATCGCGATCGTCACCAAGACCGGCGTTATATACTTAGTCCAACTTTCTTTCATCCAACGGTTTCCTCTCCTGCTGGCTTAACCTTTGCCGCTTCGATATCGCCCAAATCTTTATTGATTCCGGAAATCTGATCCTCAAGCATTTGCTTCCTCTCAAGAAGATGCTGTTTGTGATTTTCCAAAACAGCCTTCGGATATTCCGACACCGAACCATTCGGATGAGTAACAATCTTCTTCTCATCCCTGAACTCCACATTCAATTGAGCATTTGCCATTTAACACCTCCGTTTTTTATGCTCCGCCTCTGACCGGACGAACATAATTTGTGTAGTAATAATCTCTCCCCCCGTTTGTTCTGTAGCCATCGTAAAAATACACTAGCCAAACGTAATAATCGTATGACTCGCACAGCGTTGACGACCAATACCCGCTTGACTGCGCGTTTGGAAAATACATTGTGTCGATGACATTCCCGTACGTCCCGAAATTAATCAGTGATTCCAACTCTCGAATATTGGGAAGCCGCCAATCAGAATACCCTGCGTAATCAAGGTTCTCGCAGTTGTTAAGTGCGTCGTACCAGTTCATCATGCTTGGCATCCCCGGTGATCCCCAAGGCCCGTAAAGCTCTGACGGATCCTTAACCCACATAAGACCAGTGAGATTGTCCGTAACAGTTCCGTCACCGTTATCGTTGTACCTCGACCCAGAGGGCCCAATCCCTTTCTGATACATTGCGTCATCGCCCCACGACCGCGAATACGTCTGGCCGGTTTTCAATACACCTGCATTAAATACTTGCGGCGGCGGGGTTATATTTTCGATTTTGTACGTTCTTGCTTGCTGAATATGCATGTCATCCTCCTAACTTTCATAAGTCACGGTAAGTTTTCCGGCGGTCGTACTCTGTTTGATCGCCCGAAATTTCCGTATAAGGTAAATACTCTTTAACTCCAGAAAGTCCGAATCCAACAACGGATGCCCTGTGATGTCCGTTGGATCCACTCCGTCAATACGGTAACGCATCGCGCCGCCCTCCGCCGTAATGAACGCCTTCGCGGCCGCATCCCCAACAGCAGGGTCATAGATCGCCGCGTTTAAACTCGCCACCCCCACATCAACACTGACCTCCTCAAAACCAATAGAATCTCCAGTCATGGCTCTTACTCCTTTCTAAGTGCTGTTAATATTTCCTCGTTTTGTTTGGCCACGTCCACCAAGACCTGACCTACCTTATAAAGCATCCGCTCCCTGCGGTCGCTCAACTCCACCGGCAAATACCTCGTCGCCTCCTCATGCTCAAGCCTGCACACCTTGCAATATTTCTCGATCGGCTGAACAAGATCACCGTTCACCTTGTGATGCGTGATCACGCAACTATGGCAAGACGAAGCCGCCGGACAATTCTTCCAGCAACCGGTGTATTCTTTATTGATACTCAAGAACACGCCCCGGATAAACGGTCTCTCGTCAAAAATGTTGCCCAACTTAAAGACCCGGGCACTGGCCGCGCGGTGGCACGGATACACATCGCCATCTGACAATATCGCCAGATAGGATTTTCCCGCTTCGCAAAAGTTTGACTCGGGCGGCACCTCGTCATTTACGATCTTGAGAGGTTTATCAATGAACGCGATCTGAAGCGGGATCCCCTGCCTTTGGCAATACCTGCGGTAGTGATACAGTTGATTGAGCTGATAGGCGTATTTTTGAATCGCCTCCTCCGTCCAATCCGCTTCCATAACCGCATGATGCATGATCTTCTGCACCCCGACATCCTGATGCAGAAACTGCACGTTGATCGACAACCGGCCGACCGTCTTGGGCGTATACGTCATACGCACACCCAAATCCGGAAACACCACCAGCATCTTCCTTATGTTCTCAACAACCTTTGCCCAGTTGCCCTTACGATGTTCCATCGTCGTTGCCTCATCGCCGTCGCAACTAACCTGCACCGCAAAATGAAGCTCTTTGAATTGACGGAAGATATCCTCATCGAAGAACGTGCCGTTTGTGGACACGCTAAAGACCGCCATGTGCCTGCCGTCGATATCCGGCCAGAGTTCCCGGGCATACCGAGCCAAATCCAACACTGTCTGCGGAAACAACAGCGGCTCACCGCCAAAGAATGTGATCTGAAGGCCGTCCGGACTGATCTCCTTCATACGATCCAAAATCTTTTTGCCCTGCTCAACCGAAAGCACGCCGTCGCTTTTCGGATGAAAGCAATACTCACAATCCATGTTGCATCGCTCTGTCACGAACAAGTCGATGCTCCTAATTTCATTTTTATTCTTACCGCCGACTACACTCTGCATAATCTTCCTTTCTCGATCTCAATGTACCGTTTTGTTATTTTGAAAAGCACCCGGCACATCTTGCAAAACGACGGCTCAGGCTTAAACATATCTCCCATCCATTCAAGGTTCAGCCCAAGGCACTTGTTGCGCGGACATAAACCGTAAAGCTCACACCCTTGGCAATGCTGACCCAAATACTTCTCCCGATCCGCATCGATCGCCCAAGCCAAGTCCAGCCGTGAATAATCAATGCCCGAATCAATATCACCGAGCTTGTTATGCTGGCAAATGTACATGTTGTCGCACTGCCAGATACCGCCAGCGGTATCAATAAACAGCCTCTCCAGACCTGACCGGCAATAATGGAAAGGCCGCACCTGCGCCTTTAAGCCAAACTCCTTGAAATACAGATTGCTGTGCAAGGCCGGGTTCATAGATCGGTACAACACCTCATCGTGGCGGTATTTTTCAAGAAGCCGAAAATACTCATCCGCGAATCTTTCCAAATCTTCCTCTTTATGCTCAACCCGGGTGGCCAAGTCGATCGTGATATTGCGCGTCACGTTCTCAACCAAATAATCAAAATCCTCAATAAACCGGTCATACCGCGTGACCATAAAGTTCACCGTATTGGCCGGGTTATCCCGAACCAGCCGGAACGCCCATGGCTCTGCCGCGACCTTCTCACGCAAACCGCCGTATTTCTCATAGCCATTTCCCAGCGACCACGTGATCCCCATGTTTCTGTGCGCCATAAACCAGTTGAACATCTCCTCTGTCACCGGCTTGCCGCTGGTGTTCGTGTGAAACAAAAACTGCGGATACTTCTCAACGACCGCCCTGATAACCTTCATATTGAGAAGCGGCTCACCTCCCCAAAAGAAGATTGAGAACTTCGGATCCAGCTCAAGCTGAGAAAACACAAAATCGAGGATCCGAAACGCCATCTCCTCGCTCATGAATGCGGGGCCCAGTGCCTCGCGCTTATTGCGCTCAAACAGCCCGCGCCGATAACAGAAACTGCACCCCGCGTTGCATGCGTGTGTGAGGTACAGATAAATAGATTTGTAGACCGATGTTTTCATTTAATCCCCAGTTCGATCGCACGGCGTGCGATGTAATCAAACACGAAATACTCCACTTTGTTCGCCCAGCAGTGATTGGCCGCCGGTTTCAACGGATTACCCGTCTTGATATAGTTCTCCGCAAGACACATCGCCCGCGGGCAAAGTCTTATATCTTTAGCCTCACAAACCTCACAGTCCCGGCAATCCTCGTAAAGTCCTTCGATCCACTCGCCCATCTTCTTAAAGAACAAAGCCGTTTCATTAAAACCGTTAAACACGTCGCCAATTTTGAACTCCGGAAAGTTGGCAAAGAAGTCGCATGGATAAATCTCGCCCTTGTTATTGATCGCCAAGTACATATACCCACACCCGCAGAACGTAGGCGGCACATCCTTGATCGGCAACCCTTTGAGTTTGCGGTAAATGTTATGGTGAAAAACTGAATCCCACTGACACCTGCCAAACTTAGGCGCACCTTCAAAGTAAACGTAATCGGCGACGCGTTTGAATAAAGCCTTGAACGCCTCGTTCTTATCCCTGATACGATCCCAATGTCGCGCGGTCGAGATCCGCACAACCGGAATCGGATACTCAAAAAGATATTTGATATCCTCAAAGATGCCCGGCTCATCCGGATCATCGATAACAAAATGCACATCACCACCGTTATGCCGAACCACATCAAGCGCGGGCTTAGCCGCCTCCAAATATCCTTTGCCGAACTTCTGCTTCAACGCGCCGATACTGACACTCACTCGAAGCGTCCCTTTGCGTGACTTGACCCACTCCCGCGCTTCGGCGTTTTCTACCAACACAAGGCCGTTCGTTGTGACCACATAAGGGAACATCGGATAGGTGTCGACCAAATACCGCACCATATCGAAATTTACAAACGGCTCGCCGCCAAAGATGCTGAATTTAACCTTAGACTCATCGAACGTCCGTACCACAAAGCCCATGGCGCAATCGATAATCTCCCGCGTGATCCCGCTATCCTTCTGTCGAAATTCCCGAGGCTGATAGCAATAAGGACAATGAAGATTGCAGTCCTGCGTCATCAGAAAATAAATCGTCGTGTAATCCGGCTTATTTGCGGTCACGGCATCGACGTCAAACTTGCCGTTTTCCTTGTAGCCTTTGATCACCTCTCGGCACAATGACGGCAAGTCGCCTGTTGCCTTGCTTTCTTCTAAAGTAAAAACGCTCATTTCCACTCCAAGTGATAAAGATTCGTGTCCACTTCAACCGCCTCGAATCCAAGACGGTCTTTGATATTTTTCTTCTGCTCATCAGTCAAAGCCATAATGCCCGCCAGATACAGTTCGCCTTTCTTTTCGCCTGATATAAAGAAACTGAAGTTCGCAATCTTGCCGCGCTCATCAATAATCCCCAAATCTTGAATGGTCAGCTTTAACGCGTTGCTGAAATCCTCGACCTTATCAAACCGCCCCTTCGTGAACCCATTAACCCGCTGATCATCAAGATTCATCCGTACCCAATAAATGAGTTCGGTCACTGGATTGTCCTTCGTATCTTTTGCGACCTTCAATGTCTTTGGCTTGCTTGTCTCAAAACTCGGAAACATATACCCTCACCATGTGTACGGATTGCATTTGCAATTCCAATCAGAATGCACCGCGCCCCAGTTATACCCGGGCGGCGTATAGTTACACTGCGGCGACCACGGCACATAGCCATCCCACGGCGTCGCGTTTATTGGCTCACCTGAAGCCGCTTTATACGGATGCGTCGTTCCCCCGGGCAGGTTGTAGCTGGCGCAAATTCGATGATCCACCATGCTGTGATTGCATTCGCTGTATTTATGATCATCACAAGCAACCCCAGCATGCGAACACGTCTGGTAGTAATACCCGCAATCCGCGCAATACTGGCACTGCTCTGCCTCACAAATACAGCCGGTCATTAACGCCTGCAGTTTCGAGCGCAATTCGGAAACGTGATCATTCCTCGCCTTAATAGTGTTCGCCGTAAGCGTCGGGTCCGTAAAATCCATGCACCCTGATGAATCCTGCACGCAGTACCCCGACTCACCTCTACCGGTCTTAACGTTCTGCAACTCAACCCTCAGCTCCGCGACATGATCGTTGCGAATTTTAATAACATCCGCCGTAAGCGTTACGTCCGTAAACGTCGCTGTCGACAAACCCCTGCGAGTGAACTCCAGATTGACCTTTATCCGCAGTTCCTCCACATGGTCGTTTCTCGCTTTAACCGTATTCGCGGTCAAAGTCGGATCCGTCCACGTCGGCGTATTTGCTGGACACTGTTTTGGCGGTAATCTATGCTCTGGCATTTTTACTCCGCATACGTCGCATTCGGGAACGCGAACTCTAAACCTGTTTCATCAGCCTTCACCCTGACAGACTTCCCCGCCTGTCCTGTGTAGTTTGACGGACAATCCGTCAAGGCCACGAAAGACGACATCCCCAGTAAAAACAAAGGCCGAACATCCTTATATATGTAGGCGTCGCTGGGATTAGCATCCTTGCTCTCGTAATCCACGACCTTCGTCATTGTCGGTTTGCAATACACGAGGCATATCGGAAACTTGCCTGATGGAAACGCTGGCTCGGCCGGATTAGATGCCTCCGCGCCAGTCGTCCACTCCAATACCCCTGCCGAGTTGATCGTCAATAAATCGATCCTCGGATTAGTCCCCGGGGCTGTAATAAGCGATGATGCCCCGCCCGCGTAAGTTAACCTTGTTGATCCGATATAAATATTCTGATAAAACCCGCCAACTAAAGCCGAAGCCACCGCCACATTCATTCCGCACACTGCCGTGATGGTATCGAATATAAAAGTCTGGGAAGCTGGCAGTTGATAGAACCCAAAATCGGTAATATTCGACAACACTGCCGCTGTGCCGTTATTCCCATCAGGCGTCGCTAAGGTCAAAGTATCCTTCTTCCACGTTCCGACTGTTCCGTGAGAAGTTAAATTCCAATAGCTCACATGGCCAAGGTTATCTTCAATAAAGAACCTGAAAGTCTGACTTGCGCCTGAACACCTCTCCCACAATGTAATTTGTTTGAACGCGGACAAATTAACGCCCTTAATAAGCGTAACCTGCCGGTTAGGCGTAGCGTCGATTACGCACTGCAGGGCGTAATTGCCTTCCTGCTTCGTAGTCGAATGCGTAACCGTCACGCCAGTCCCCGACCATTTGGCTTGCGCCAATGCGTCCGTCGAATACTCAAAATCATCTAAAATCATCGATGCCCGAGGCCGCAAGGCAAACAAATCACCCTGAAACAAAGCCCTCAAAACATTCCGGACATTCTCCAGCGACATAGAACCTGTCGGCTGATTCGGATCGAAAATATGTCTTTCCATGATTAACCTTTCTTCTTAATAATTTCCGTATCGCATACCGGACACTTGCCGGTATACGCTTTGGTTCCGTTCTTAAGAGTGCTTTCTTTTAACTCCGCAATCTCAACCAACACCTTGCATGTAGCGCAATATCCCTTCATATCAATATCCTTTCACGTCGATATCCACCTCGGCGGTGCCAATGGCCGCGCCGTTGCGGTCATAAACTTTGATATCGCACTGTGTCGTTGTTTTATTGGAAACAATCGGCATACCGATAATGCCGTTGACGATCGTCACCGTAATCCTCGGCGGGTAATTAAAACCGGTGCCGAATAAAATCGTCTTGCCCTGCACTGGAATTGCCACATCCCTAAACCACGAAAGTTTTGTCACCGGCGCATTGATGTAAAGCCGACAACTATAAAAGTAAAAATGATGACTCGGGTCGGTTGTCGCAATCACAAACTTGAACTTGATATACCGACCTGTATATGTCGTAAAAGCATCAATGGCTGAAAATGCCGTATAACTTATCCCATCTGACGAAACACTGATCTGCACCTCAAGCGATCCGCCCGAAACGTTCTTGAAATCAGCGTCGATAATCACCTTGAACTCAAACACCGTAAGCAAGTCAATCGGTGAGATCATTTCGAAAAAGCCGGTCGTCTTAGTCTGGCCATTTAAATTCAATCCGCCGCCTGCCTCTTGCGCCTCCCAAGTCAACCCCTGCGCCTGTCGATCCTCCCATGACATATCCGTCTTTAAACACAACGCTGGCCGGACATACCCCAAATCGAAATCATTCGTGTAAACCAGCTCGAAATTGCTTAATCGATACTGCAAATCCTGACTCCACAAATCGAAGTCGTTGATGAAATTCATTTCCGGCGGCGGTGTAATAACTATCGAATCCATCCCGGGTGATGGGCTTTCATTGCCAGAAGTATCAACCGCCTTAATCATGAACGTCACGTTGCCGATCTCGCCTACCGGATACATAAACTCCGTTGTATCCGTCCTCTCTGCGATAACCTGACCGGCATTCCACTCCGAACCTTTTCTGATCACGTACCGGGCAAGATCAGCATCCGCGATTGCATCCCAGCTGAACCTTAAAAAATTACCCTCCTGCGAAACCTCGAATCCAGTAACATCCGATGGTGGGTTGAGTTTTCCCAAGACAGTCAAATCAGAAGATTCCAATCCGTCCGACACAATGCCGTTGATCGATACCGTTCTGACCTTAATCCGATACGTCTGTTCATCCTCAACGCCAAAGATCGTGAAATTTGTGTCTGTTGTCGTGCCGACAACTTTGTAATCCTCCGTGCCTTTCTTGAGTTCAATTTGATAATGGCTCAGAAAAATCTTTGAATCATCTGTCGGTGCATCAAAGCCAACCAGAATATCTGAACCAACCGTTCCGTCACGGTGCAGGTAATAAAGACTTTCTGAAACCTGAATATTTGAAACCTCTCCCACCGGCGCATATGGATTGGGCGGCGTGCCGTAGTCAAATGTTTGAATCGTCGCGCCGTATCGGTCGTTGTAAATTGTGGGGTTATATTCCTGTGCGGTGATCTTATAAACATCACGCTCATCCTCCTCGATACGCTGAATAACAAACTGCTTATTCGTCCAGCCCATAAGCGAATGCGTGACCTCAATAACGTCTCCAATCTCCTGACCGATCGCATTCAAGGACGTGGTGAATTCAATTGATAACGGACAAAGTTTTAGCTCGTAAAAATACTGATTGCTCAAACGCGAAGCCTGCGTTTTACGGTTTATTGACGGAATGGTAAGCGTCTGCTCAACAAGCCCGCGCTCGTCCTGATCGACCTTGTCCTCTGACCCCCACGCAAGGATCCGAGCGTCATCCTGCGTCGGATCGAAATACTCAATGCCGAACCGATTGATCTTCTGATCCAACCCTTTCTGTACGATCTTCAAATCCGTGATGTCATCCTCATCGAACGCGGCAACAACACTCTGAGTCTTAGCCACCAGCAACTTGAGCTTTGAACCGCTTCTGATGAGCGCACCCGCGAAACCGACCAATATCTCGGTGAGGTTATCCGATGCCGCACGTTTCTGATCGATTACGTAAGAAACGGCGTACCGCGCCTCCTGCCCGCCCTGTCCGTCCGAAACAAACTCTCCGCAATAGTCATAAACCTCGCCAAAGGGCATATCATCAATATCACCTGCCAAATATCCGCATCCCCCTACTTGGGGCTTGAGAAGCAGATAATCACGAATACAGGCGGCTGGATTATCCGAAAACGATCTCGCCGTTGACCAAACCGAACCATTCCACGTCTGCACCTTGCGTCCTCTGCAAACACATGTAATGTTCGGACGCCCGCCTTTCAATTTGTCAGACGTTCCTAAATGAACATGAAGCATGGCGACATTGCGGTACTGCACGCCATCCAGCTCAAGACCAGTAACGGTCTCCACGTTCTGCGTTGATGTGCCTGTAAAGGCGTGATACGAACATCCCGGGAAGTTCGCTATATCCTCTCCGTTGAGCCGCACATCAGTGATGCTGTCGATCTCTCCCTCGCAAAGGACGATGAGCATATCAACCTGCTCGCCGCCCATGACCGGGTTCTGAAAAACAATGTTGCCGCTAAGACGCGCCTGACCGTACAAGACCGGCACCGGAAACTGATTGCTTGAAGTAGTCTGAAGCTCGCCGAATTGATACCGAGGCGAAGAAGAAGATCCTCCGCTCTTTGAAGTCTGCCGCGCCTGAATGGCCAGCCCGATTGAATACCCGATCATGGCCGTACCAATCAGACAACCGATCGTGGTAAGCGATAATGCAATAAGCCCACCGGCAATGAACGATGCGGCCGCATAGTCTGCAATGACCAAAGCCACCGCGATCACAGCCGGGGGCCCAGCTGGCGGGATATAAATCTTCCCGTCCTTTTCCCTGATCCCGAAAAGGAAGTATTTTTCCCAAGAAGGTGTGAGCCGCGAAATACGAGATTTGCCGTCCTTCTTAGCGTGAAGCATCCGTCCGTATCCCAAATAAAGACCAACGTGCAGTTCCTCTCCGATTTTGAAAACCAAAACATCCTCGGCCTGAAGCTCAGGAATACTGACAATCGTGTTGACCTTGGTAATCTGCTGAATAATTTCGTCCTGATTATCCGGCGTGAAATCACTGATCTTCGGCGCGCATGCCTCCACGCCCTTCTCCCTGAAATACAATTCCATCAACCCAACACAGTCCGTCCCCTCATGGCTTCGCCCATCCTGAAGCCATTTAATACCGACCAACTTGTTAAGGGTTTCAGTATCAAGTTTCTTCATTCTTCAACCTTCATCGGATTGATCAACTGCGGGATATTCTTAAACCCGCCGAAATTCGCCTGATTGTTAAACCTGTTCCTGCACGCATCGAACGACTTGTCGCACCCGCGTTCGATCGTGTAGAGATCCCCAACCGCCGGTGCCTGCGGAAGCGCGTAATCTAAAATCAGCTTGTGCTGTGCGCTGATAAAATCGACCACCTTGCGTTTTAAGCCCTGATTGACACCGGACATAAACTGGATAATCCCGTCATTCCACCAGTCGTCAGCCTCTGCCCTTGCCGCATCAATAACCGCCACTGTTGTCGACCCCACGTCCACAGTCTGCCCGTTAATACGCGTCGTCGAGATATCCAATCCGCAAAACTCATCACCAAAGATGTAATTGCAATAAAGTTGTTGAAGGCGGCCGGTCTCAAGCGAAAGTGATTTGAGTTTTGACTTACACTCGATCTTGACGCTCAACTCCGTCAGCTCGGACACCGAGTTAATGATCCCGTCAAACATCACCTTCGCATGCGTCTGATCATTTAAGAGATCAAGAAAGACCTTTCTGACAACCACACGCTTGCCGCGCAAATCAACGGTGTTAAGCCAATTGCTCCAAAGCCTATCCACGTTGTCAAACTCACCCGACACCGCCTCGATCTCAAGCTGATTACTCGCCGGAATTGATGACCGCTTAACTGCAATCGGCTGGTAATACTGCAAGACGCCGTCCAAATTCCAGAAGTAAACCCGCTTGTTGTCTGTGCAAAAATAAAACGTTTGAGTGTCGCAAGAATTCTGCGAACCCAAATAAAGGTCATACAGCTCAATCGGCCGGTTGGCATCCTTGACTGCTTCGTCTTTATATTGAACCGTTAAATCTTGCATACCTCTCCCTTACGGTGCGGTATAGATATTCCACAAGACCTCTTTGAGCTTGAGGCCGGTGTTGTAAAGTTTGAACTGCACCAGTTCCTTCGATAACTTGTCGTCATCAAATCGAACCTGAATGTAATATTCATAATCTGCGGTAATAACCACTCCCGCCGCTGGCGGCGTTGAGCAAGTAATCTTGGCTACCTCATTCGTGAGGTCATTCGTGACCGTATAACCAGAAGTCACCAGAATACCGTTCGCATAGCCTTTGAAACTCGCTGTATCGATCGGGAAATAATCCAGCGGGAATACCGTTTGAACACCATTGCCAACCCCGACCGCTTCTCCCGTTACTTTGTAACTGGTAGGAAACTTTACCCAGAACGGATCATACTTGCCCTGTCTTGCTTTGAAGAAAACCCAAATCAAGCCAACCCCTGTCTCGCTTTGATTATTAAGCGAGCAACTGATCATCCGGACTGGCCGCGACCATTTAGCCCTGCGTTTCTCCTTACCACTGTCCGCTTGAAATACCAGCGTCGAGAACTCCACGTCCTCCTGAAGTCCAAACTCTGGTGAAAATGTCAAAACAGCCGTACTCATAACCGACTCCTTATTGCGTTGCGAATCGGCTTGTTTTTATTGACCGCATCAATGATCGCGTTCTCAAAAACATCCGGATGCTGGACGAGCATATCCCTGAATGATTTCGCGTCGTTTGCGTTAATGTAGACGTTAAACATTTGCGTCGAATCTCCTATCCCTTCGCCGCGATTAAGCCGCTTCAAATTACTTGAACCAAGAGCTGACATGCCACGGCGGGATACCACGCCTTCACCTGACTGCGCGATAATCGGAATCTCATCCGGCGCAAGGCCCGAGTGCGCTCGAATAGGCTGAACCACCCCGCCTGCGTGATAAACTATACCGCCTTCATGGAAGAATGGGATCATGCCCGGGAACATCGCGCCTACAGTCTTAACAAGGATTATCTTGGCGAATACCTCGGCCAAGATCTCCAGCATCATGTCGCCGAATTCTCTGAAATAATCTTTTGCGCTATCGATCTGGCCATGAAAAGCGTCGCTAAAAAAATGTTTGAACGAACTACTGAGCGATCGCGCCGTTCCCTCTGCTATTGATTGAATAGCGTCAAACTTCTGTGCAACCTCCTGAATATTAACCTCGTTGCCCAACCCTTTGAGTGAATCAATGAATCCCTTAATTGCGCTCTTTGCCTTGTCATATCCTTTGACCAAACTGCCTTCGCCTGTAGTCAGCGTATTGGCAATCTTGTCGCCCACACGCGACATCTCGACATCAGAAGCCTTGATTAGTTCCTGCAGATTCTCCCGAAACGTTTTGATGTTCTCTGACGCTTCGCGGTACGGCTCGCCTAACTTCCCCGGGATCTTACCCAAGACCTCGTAGAATTTCTCTAAGCCAAGAGCCAAATTGTCGAACCCGATCAAAAGATATTTGATCAGCTTCACGAAACCGATATAGACCATCTGACAAGCAATCTCGATCGCATTTAAAACCGGCACCGCCACGTCCCTGAACTTTAGGAACACAACGATTAGTCCTGCGACCACCACCGCGATCCCTACCAGCCACGGATTCGCTAAAGCAAACAGAGCAAACTTTCCGATGAGATCGAGAATGATTCCACCAAGACGCGTGAATCTTCCGATTAAAGACAACACGATCCCGCCCAGCGTTAGGAATATCCCGCTAATCGCGATCGACTGGATAATCATTCCCTGTGTCGCTGGCGACAAACTGTTCCAGAGATTAAGCAAATTGCCAAACACATTGGCCACCTGATGCACAACCGGAACCAATGCCTCGGCGATGCTCACTCTTAAACCAATAAATGCGTTATCAAGACGTTTTAGTTCGTTGGAAACGGACAGCGAATACTTCTCTGCAGATTTAAAGGCGAGAGCCAAAGGGCCCGTTAATGCGGCACCCATGAAAATGAGATTCTGGCCGACCTGAGATATCTCGCGGCCGACCTGACGCATAGTCCCGCCAAGCTGTTTGCAGGAATTGGCGAACTTCTGAATATTTCCCTCAATCCCTTGCAGACGCTTCGTGACTTCGTCTTTTAACTTCATCACAATCTCAAGTTCACGATTGGTAGGCATCTACTCCTCGCTCTCTTTCATACGTGCGATCTCCCGCTCGATTAAAACGACCGCCTCAACAAACTTCGCGGGTTGATCCAGCCAACCGCCGGGATTGGGAAGATAGCCTTTGATGAAGAAAAAATACGCGCTTAGATAATCAACGCTTTTTCTTTCAACAAGCGTTCTTGGACATCGTGTAAACTCCCAATCGTTTAATTTCCACATCCCGGGAATCGGCGAATCGATCTCACAACCCCGCTCAGTCTTTTGAGCGTCTGAGCATTTGTGGCAGTCCAGCTTGAACTTATGTAACCAGACCGCCAGTGTCAGTTTTTTGCTTCGTCCCCGCTCAATGTGTTTTCAGTCAATATCACTTCGGCCAGCTCATCAATCAACGCCTTGGGAAACATCGAAATGATCTCATCCGACAAGACGTTATAATTCTTGCCGTTCACCGGCATAGACACGGTGTCAAACTTGATCGGCTTTTTATCCCTTGGATCGAGAAAATTCTCCAACCCTTTAAGCCCGAACCTCACAACCATAAGGTTGCGCTTCGATGCGTTGATGTTAGCCTTGGCCGGATCCTTCGGGTTCTTTGAACTGAATTCAAAACTGGTTGTCTGATCCTCAATAAATGCCCTTAAATGAGAATCAAGAAGACCGAGATTAAAAACAGTAGGATTGCCCGCGTCAGAATCCAGTTTCGACTTGTAAGGTTTGCTTTCATAAATATTTATCCCCGTAAGCATGTTTTATCCTCCTTGTTAAAGTGCCAAGATTGTTATTTCATCGTCACCCGGCGTGACCGAGCCATTAAGACAAAATGCGCTCTTTGCCAGTTGAAGCCCGTCTCTATCTTCGTCCTCGACTTTCGTGTACTGCGCCTTGGGAACGTAAATCCTGAACTTGTTCCCTGCTACTGAGCCGATCGTGCAGTCAATAATCATCTCAGTGCCTGAGAACCATTTGGTGTGAAAGTCATAAGTCGCCACTGCCACCATCTCCGGATTAAATGAGCCGGTGACATTGCGGCCAGTGAGAGAAAACGACGCGACACCACGCGCATCGTTGACATCATCTCGGACTGCCAAGTTGTTCCCAACATCTATATCCATTTCGCCGATCTTGGCAGAATATGCGTCAACCGAGAAAAGCGCGTTCATAAATACCGGCGGTTTAGTGCTTTCATAAGTTACACTCGCCAAGAATGCTGTGTCTGTAACCCCTGCCTCGACTCCCTGAAAGTCGAGATCCAGCATGACCGGCTCTCCGGACTTAAAACCTAACTTCACTTTCCCGCGCGATCCCTTGATGAGTTTTCTGACCCCGTCCTCATAACTGCCTTGCGTCAAAGACGGAATGTTGTCCGAAATGAGCTTGAACTCATTGCCGATTGTTGCCGGTACGGATGAAGTCGTCGCGGTCGCTGTAGATGTGCCGCCGGTAATAACCTCACCGCTCACGAACGTTCCGGAAACCACGGCAAACATGACCGCAGTCGCACCGTTTGCGGTATTGATAACCACTCTGCCCTTAGCCGCGGATGTGCCGCCGGTAATTGTTTCCCCATGCTGAAAGGGCCCGTTGGTGATCGCCCCGACATTCATGGACTTAAGCGCATTCACTCCAAAGCCGCATGCCTGAAGCAACTTGCCCCATTCAGGAACCGTTGCGGCCGTTCCGGATCCTCTTAATTCCAAACGATACGAAATAGCGGCGGTGCGCTTACCCGGCGTTTTACCGACATTCGAGAATGACGGACGAGCGGGATTGCGATCAAACATCGAAACATCAAAACTTACCTTCGGGTCGTAAACCAATAACTTTGCGTCAGCGGCCGCGAGCGTCTCAGCGGTACCCTCAACCGCTTCTATCTTGGCGGCAAGCTGTCTTTTGCGCGTTAACATGACCTTCCTCCTTTATCCCGAAACCTCGGGGTCATCTTGTTTATGCTGATAAATAATTTCCAATTCCATAACTAAACCTGCCTGCGGCTGACCTTCCAAGGTTTCAAATAAAACATTCGATTTGATATTCGTGTCCTTCGCAAACCCGCCGCGAGCGATGTCCTGCATAATTGCCTTTTCGATATCACCCAAAAGACTGTTCAAAATCGTGTCGGTCGCCTGCATATCTGCCGCGTCCTGCCTTGTCCAGATATCCAAATAAACCGTCAACCGGCATGTCATAAACGGATTCGGCGCGGGGTTTTTCTCCTCAGGCCCGGCGTTAATGACAATACATGGCACATTCAAAAGCGAATTACCCGACTGCCGCCAACGCTGAACACTTTGAATATCGTTGTGATAACCATTAGCGGTTGTCACTCCCGAAAGTGTCGTGCGTAAATTCTCTAAAATGCTTTCTCTGACCGTCATGTTTTGCTCAACGCTTTCTCAACAGACTTGTTCAAAATATTAATCCGTTCGTTTTGCATGTCGTCCCACGTCTTGTAGAACATCAGCCTCGGTCTTATCCGCACGCTGTTCTTCAAAACAAAAAGCGGCAGAATCTGCCGTAATTTCTTTTTTACCCTCGCCAAGAATGTCTTGCCTCTTAACTTAATAGGAACCACGTTCTTGAGTAATCGCGGCTGGCGGTATTGTTTTTTAAGCCTACCGTCCGAAGTAAAAAGCTCTTTTCTCGCCGAGAGCGGAACCGCAAGCTTCCCGCCGCTTTGATTCTTAACTGTTGCCCCTTCCTCGTGCATACGCGCGATCTTGGAGTCCGAGAAAATCACCATGCCCATGCCTTCGATGTCCTGAGAAACAAGACTTGCCCGGCTGAAATGCGTGAATATCCCATGCGGCCTGCCGCGAATACCCGGAGGCCCCTGCAATCTCTCCTGTCGAAACACCTTCAAAAACTTACGGCTGATATGATCCATCCCATCGGCAATCTCGAACTTTAAGTCTTTCGGAAAAAGCCGAAGCGCACGATCAAGGTTCTTGGTGTTTATCTCAACAGTTAATTCGCTCATTTCTGCACCAGCAAATGCCAGATCCCTTCGTCTTGGTTTAAAATATCCGCAACCACCCAGCTGATAACCGCGCCGCCAATAGTTTCAGAAAACGACACCACGTCCCCGCCTTTATTAATCGACGTAACGCCCGCAATGGCATCATTAGCCACAAACAATTCCGCCTGATTAATGAGCGTTCGACCGGTGTCTTCATACGCCGGATCCAACCGTTTTCGATTAATAACAGCCTTAATCGCTTTCGGCACTCCGGCCTTAGGCGTATAAGTCACATCCTCCGCGAACTCCAGCGGATTAAGAAACGCTTGTGCGGCATCCTGCGCTATCTGGGTCTTAAAACTCATCATTCCTCCCAAGGCATAAGGGGGATCCCCTCATAAAGAGGATCCCCCATTACTCGCCTTAAGCTACCTTCATCAGATGAGCAAAGTACGGATCGATGATGATTTCATCCACATGCTGACGCACGCGGAAGATATCGCTACGCGACGCATCATCGCGGTACTGCTCAACCGTTGCGTTCTCTGGGCTGTCTGCATTCCAGAGGAATGTCCTTCCAACGCTCGGATCAGAAAGACGGTTCGGATTACCGATCACAGCGGCCATAACGTAAGAGGCGTTCCAAATATCGCCATTTATGAACGTCTTGCCTTCTTTGGCGGTGTTATAAATGCCTCTGCCGACAAGGATCTTTTGAATCCCCAAAAGATCAGCGAGAGCATTCAATATCTCCGCCTCGGTCAACCGCGCCACATACTTGATCGAGTCCTTGATGACGCTGTTATTCAGCAGACGGTCAAGATTCGCCTTGCTGAAAATCAATGTGTTCGCATCAAGCCCGCTATTGGCTCGGACTTTCTCACGAATCGCACGCACCTGAGCGATAACGTCAGTAGACGCGCTCGTCCAAGGAGTTGCCGAGTTATCGGTGTAAAGCTGAGCGCCGGTGAACGTGGTTGTGTTAAACACAAGACCAGAAACTCGCCGCTCCTGCGCCTGCAGAACCCTGCGGGTGATGATCTGAACGGTCGTCAACTCCGCGTCGAAGTCAGACGCATAGAGCGTCCTTTCGCCGTCATCCAACGCGCCTTCAAGACCAAATTCCTCGCAGTTGTACTGCTTGTCTTTAGCCGAGAAGCCATCACGGTTGTAATTACCGCGAGGCGCACGCTTGGTATCAGCTTCGCGGGTAATGCTTTCACGAGTGATCGCCGGGAAGATACTCGATTTCTTCTTTGTCCCGAAGATCGGAAGCACCTGCGTTCCGATGAACTCGTTTTGCTGTTGTGTAAACTCCAAGGCCGCCTCACCTAACTCCAGCCTCGGCACTGCCCTTGTTCCTGAATAATCAACTCCCATGGTATCCTCCTAATTTTTTAGATTTCGTTAATTACAAAAGAATGCACTCGACGATTTCGCCGTCTGCGGCCGTCGCTTCCAGATTACGACCCTGAATGGAACCGCTCACCGTTGCGCTGATCTTGCCGTCCAACGCGCCGTAAAAACTTCCGCCAATAGCAATCGCGCCGTTAGCTTCCATCTTGAACGTGCGGCCGGTGTGCTTGAGATCGATAGAAACCATCTCGCCGGTAAGTGCCCTTGCCGCGCTGATACCGATAAACGCATCGCCCGCGTCCGCGTATTCCACTTGTGTTCCGCTTCCTGCGGTTAACTTAACTCTGCGGTAAGGTTCGATTACCGCCTCATTTGCGACAAATGCTTTTGAACCCATGTTGTACTGTGACATTTGAAACCTCCTTGTAATTTATTTCCGTTTATCTGCGGTTTTAAGTAATGCCTCAGTCATACTGCAAGCATGCTCTTGCTTGTATGCTGTTGCCTTTTCAAGATGAGTGACGGGCTTCTTTGTCGGATCCTCATCAAGATCAGGGCCCACCGGAGGCACTGAAGCCTTCTGCAACCCCTCAAGCTGTTTTTCCTGAAACTTAATCGTCGCGCCATCAATCGTTAAACCGCTTTCAACCGCTTCAAGCGCAAGATCGTTCATGTCCTTAAATGCTTTTGACTTCTTAAGGATTGCCACTCCCCGTTCGCGCTCTTTCTTCGATCCTTCATCAACCCCAAGCGCGTGAACAGAGCTGTAAAGGTCAGACCTTTCCACTTTTAATTTTTCCAACGTCAATTCTTCAAACATATACTTGTCCTTTCGTTTTGTTTCCTTGTTAAATCCATATCGCTCTAAAAAAGCGATTACCTTTTCCACCGCTTCCGGCTGATTAAGAAACTTATCCAGAAACGCTGTAATCTCAGCCGATGGCTTAACCCCATCAGAGAAAAACTGCGATCCGAAAAGTCCATCATTCGCCGCCGGATCATCCACCACATCCACTGACATAAGTTTTTTCACGCGGATTAGAGGGGGCAATTCTTCACCTTCTGCTTGTTTCTTTTCGCGGAATTCTTCTTCCCAGTGAATAACCATCGAAGACCCAAATGCGCCGGGATCGCTTTCCGCGAGATTCATCACGTAACCCGCCAAATCTCCGTCCGGCGTTTCATGCGCTGTGCGATCGATATGTAAATCAGCCCGCACCACATCACCGTCACGCCTGAAGTTTTTTGTCCGCCCCAAGAATGTGCCAAGCGCGGTGCTTGACATATTTGGATGACCAAACCGAGATTTAATCCCGCCCTTCGACTGATTGCCAAACTCAACAACCGAATCCAAAGCTACATCATCGAACTCCCCCCTTTCGTCATGCGTAACGCCCTTGGTGACAACGGCGAAGCCCGCGATGACTTCATCTTTGCGGTTAACCCTCACATTGCCGCCCCGGGCAATGTCCGCACGAAAATAAATATCTTTATTCGCCATCTTTCACCCCTTCCGGCCGCTTAACAGAAACATCAACCTCAACCGGCATTGACATCTGCTGTCTGTTCCCCAGCCGTATCCTGCGGCGTTTCTTGACCGGCCGCTTGCTGTCCTTGTTTTGCGTTGTTTCCATTGTCCACCTCTATTCCCAGTTCTTTGAGCTTCGCCTGCTCACGCTTGCGTTGCTCGAAACTTTCTTCCCAGTCCTTGCCTGACTGCGCATAAAGATCGGAATACGTCACGATGCCGTTTCTTAAACCAACCTCAGCCGCCTGCGCCTCTTTAAGTGGATCCACCCATTCCCAGCCCGGCGCGATCCATGACGCGCTCGTCCAATAACGCTGGTTTTCATAAAACGTATCTGCCCTGACTTCGCCCCTTAAATACGCCTCCTCAAGAATCATTTCCCAAACAGGCTGACACAATTTGCGAGACAACCATTCCTGCCGCATTTTGAAATAACGCCTTGCCTCAAGCAGTGCCGCCCGCGCGCTGGAATAATTTGTTTTTGAAAAATCTTTTGCCACAAGCTCATAGGGCAAACCTAACGCCGCTGATATCGCCTTGAGAATGCGTTCAACAAACGGCTCGAAACTCGAGCCCGGACGCTGAGGATTAAACGACGTGATGCTTTCACCCGGCATAAGGTGCTTAATCATGCCCGGTTCTAAACTCTCGATGAGTTGACCTGCAGGACTGCGGTCATACGCGCCGCTTGCGGACACATCCATCGATGCCTCAGATGTGATAAAAAGCGAGAAACAAGCCGCGATCCGTGCCGCGACAAGTTCCGCCTCCGCGTACTCCGAAAGGTCTTTGAAATAATTAATAACAGGCGCAAAGAACGGAACGCCTCTTGTCTGCCCTGACCGCTGAACGTAATAAAGATGAAACACATTCCGTCTGCCATATTCGTTAAACGCGGGAATCTCGATAAACTCTCTCTCCTCGCGCTTGGCGTACCGCACATCTCCGGGATGAGTCTTTTGTATGAAATATGAAACCGGCTCACCCTTCTCTCCGATCTTCACGCCTGACCTGACCGACTTATCACCGCGCCTATCAGGCGGTGTATCAAGCCGATCTGATTCGATCACCTGAAGCCCAAGCGAGTACGGCCGCACTGGATCCTTAAGCATCATCGGAATGATTAACGCCTCGCCATTCTCAAGAATCTGCCGATCAACCAACTGCTGAATCTCGTAGAAGTCCATGCGATAACCCGCATCAGCAAAAGGGGCCCATCGTTTCCAAACTCGTTCCGCGTCTTTTTGGAATGTGTTCGCCTGATCTTCCGTGATATCAAGAAACTCCATATCGACACGCGATTGAGGACGAATGCCTGAGCCGACCACATTGGTGGTCATGGTGGAGGTAATGCCTGACGCATGCGCATCGTTGCGATTTAAATCGCGGCTACGCTCCCGGATGTCTTTAAGCTCAGGCAATAAGTCCTCGTCCGCGGAACCGCCGCCCGGAAGCCACGAAGATCGAAGCCGATCACGGGATGCGCCCCGATATGCGCTAAATCTGTCTGAAACCTTAATCGCTTCCCGATACATACGCCGCTTGAGTCCCGCACGCGGAGAAAAGAACGAAATAAATGCATCCAGACCGATAGACAATGAATCAGTAAAAGTTTTTTTCATGATGGATTCCCAAATGAGGCATAGGTCGTTGTGCCACCTGATCCTGCAATCTCACGCTTCAATTGATCCCGCAACTTATAGAGATCAGAAAGCGGCACATACTGAAGATTGCGGCCGCCGATCGAATACGACTGCACCGCGCCGCCTGTAATACGCGCATTAATCGCATTCTCAACGTTCTCAAGCATTACTTCTTTCGACGGTGAACTCATACGCCTCCTTTTGCCCAATAAAAAAACCCGACTCCCCCTTGCGCAAGGAATCGGGTTTTTTACTGCTATTGGGTCGGCAACAGTGATCAGCTGTCCCGCTTTAAATTTTCTACTTTAATTTTACCTGAACCACGCTATTTGACAATATGGTCGTTACTACAAATTAGTAATAATTATTTTTCGTCGTTAGCCTCCACTGATTTGAAGTTATGTCCGCATTTATTGCAAACGTGATACCGAATCGGCGGGTGACTCGAATAACATTTATTGTCTTTGCTTCGGCATTTCGGGCAACGAATAGGAATGAATCGCACACCATAATCCTCGCTGTTGTTTGCCGGACGCCCTGCCTGCCGGGCAGGTTCTTGCCATCCGTCGTTTTTGAGCCAATTTGATTTTCGTTCGAGCCATTTGCCCATTACAGCCAAGATCCTTCCCGCTTTCTGATCCAAATTTGTTTCGCGTTAAGCTGATCATCGACCACACGTTGCTTCGCGCCTTCCTCGCGCCTAATATTCAAAGCCCTGATAATATCCGCCGCGGCAACCGCATATACTTCCGCATCGAGATAATGATTGGCGATCGCCTCTTTCTTTTTTTGCCAAACTTCTTTCGCCGCGCCGGTGTTTCTGTTCCTGATTAAAACTTTATGCTCTGCGGTGAACTGCGAAAGGTATTCATCCGATACATTCTTGAATAAATGCCATTTAGCAGGATCCTTCGAGTTCACCAGCCGATTGATCTTGTCTTTATACTGCATCGTGTTGATGTTCCACAAAACAAGTCCGTTATGAATCATGCTTCCCGTGCGTGAATTAATATCAATCTTCGTTGCCCGATAAAACCTGCCGTCTGTTAATTCTTCCTGACCTTTAATCGCCTTTGTCTTGTCATGCCAGAACCTGCAAAATTGATATACCTCATCGGTTCGGTATCCAGAATCAACGCACGTTAAATAAACCGGCAGTGTTTCTTCACTCCCGATGCGTTTGTATTCAGTTTTGAACAAACGATCAACGATGTCCTCCCAATATTCAACCCGCTCAGCCTTAATAAGCCACGACTCCTCACAATATCCCCACCCTCGAATCACATAATAAAAATGATCTTTCTGAACATCCACGCCAGCCGTCAAAACAAAAACATCTTCCGTGACAATCCCAGTGTCATAATCCCGCGATAAATTACGAACCTTATCAACCGTTGTTTCCTCAATCTTTTCTTCCCAAACTTCGGCAAGCCATGAATTGACGAAGTTCATCAGTAGCTCAATGTAATCTTTTGACTTCAAAAACTCCGACGCGATATCACTCCATGTCAACCACGGCGAATAAAGTGAATTGATCCAAAAGCCTCGGTGCTTGCTTTTTATCACGTCGCCTGTGATCGTTCCGTCATCATCAATATCCGCGCCCTCCGGCACCCACTGCCCCCGAGGAAGTATTTTGTTTTTGTGATAATCCTCAATCCGCCCCTTGCAATACGCGCACTCGTACCAAGCGAGTCGCTCATTTTTTATCTTTTCAGCCGACCGCTCACTGCTCGGCCATTTGATCTGACCGAAGACTAAAACCTGATACTTTCCACAATGCGGGCAAGGAACGTAATATTTGCGTTTATCCGATCTGTCATATTCACGAAAAACATACCCGTCTCGCGTTGTCGGCGTTGAGACCTTAATCGTCTTTTTATTCCAGAAAGTTTTCTGCCGCTCAGACGCCAGCTTAATCGGATCGGCTTCACGCCCTGAGAATCTCGGATATTTATCAACCTCATCGAGGAATAAATAACGAATCGGCCGCGATGCCAAGTCTGCCGGGCTGTTTGATCCAGCGAAATAAAGAATCATGCGGTCTAAATGATATTCAAGTTTCGTAATATCATCGGAAACCTCGCTAACGTGCGACCGTAAAACACCAGCCCCCTCAATCATTGGAAGAACGCGGTTATAGGAAACGCTCTTTGCGTCGCTTTCGCGCGGAAGAACCATGAGCGTGGGGCCCGGATCCTGATCAATAAGATACCCGAGCATGTTATACATGCCCTCCGTCTTGCCAACCTGCGAGGCCGCCATGACCGTGATTTCTTCAACCAGCGGATCTGTAAAAGCATCCATGACTCCCTTCAAATACGGCGTCCGGCTTGTTTTCCATCGACCCGGCTCTGCGGACGTTACCGAATTAAGAATTCGATACTGATCCGCCCACTGGCTCACCGTTATCGGAAGCGGCCTCATCCACGCCTGCCGTTCCTGCTGGCTCAATATTTCCTTTTCCGTTTTCAACAGCATCTTTCACTCCTGAAAAGTCATCAACGATTGCACTTATGACTTCGTAAAGTTCCGATTCAATCTCACGTGGCTCGCGCATCGCAAGCTTAGGTGCCATAATTCGCGGCAAAGACAAAAACTCACGCTTGATCATCATGACCCGGGCAACCCGCCCCTTTTCGACTTCCTCCCTTGAAACAACTTCTCCAGTCGCTTTTTTCAATTCCAGCTCAAGCATCGTCGCCTTATACTCAAGAATCTTGTCCTCCCAATACTCCTTGCGATCCTTGAACTCATTTAAGCCATCCTCATTCCGCGTTACATGCCATGCCTTAATCTCATCAAGGTCATAAAACCCGTCTTTGGTCGTTGGCATTCCGTCCTGCTTCCAACGCTGGACGGTGCGGTACGACACATCCATCACCTTAGCAACTTCTTCTATGGTTTTGACAACCGAGGGCGCGAGCGGCTCTGCCTCGAACTGCTCAATCTCAATAATTTCAGATTTGCTCAATGGCTTACCGCTTTGCATCTTTTCGATTAAATGCAAATGCCGCTTCTTCCGCGCTATATCAGCCAAGTTTTGTTTCTGATCAGCCATTTAATAAAGCCTTCTTCCCTGTGAATTCTTCCCAACGCCGCACCGCCACATCACAAAAAACAGGTTCTAACTCCATTGCGAACACGCGCCGATTCAAACGCTCACCAGCAATAATCTGCGATCCAGACCCACTGAATGGCTCATAACAGATATCGCCCGGGGTCGTATGCACCCGCATTGGAATTGCGAAAACTTCGGTGGGCTTAACAGTCGGGTGATCAAGACCGGGATTGCGCTTCTTGCCTTCCCAATCAAGTTCCCAAACATCGGTGTGATATTCGGGCGTAGCTGGATCGCCTGAACGCAAGAAGTCAATCGTCCAAACGCTTCCGATTGACTTGTTCTTTGGTTTATATTCCGGTCGCTTGCCTTGTACCCACATGAGCAAACACGGTTCATGCCTCCACGAATAAAACGAATACGTAAGGATGACGCACGGCTTGACCCAAACAATTTCCTGATGGATAAGAATCCCCAGCTCTTTGCACACGCCCTCGATGTCCGACTTCCGCTTTGACGCATGCCACAAATATAACGCCGTCTTTTCCTGAATGTACTTAAGCCCAACGGTTAGGAACTTGCGCATGAAATCAACAGCGTCAGGAATATCAATCTCGTGATAAACATTCGACCAATCACGGCCGCCGTTAGGACGATTCGCGCCGGTATAGTCCACGCAATACGGTGGATCCGTTGCCCACAGAGTTGCCTTCTGTCCATCCATCAGCCGCGCCACATCCTCATCAATCGTGCTGTCCCCGCACAGAAGCCGATGCTCACCAAGAATCCAAAGATCGCCCTTTTTCGTGATTGCCTCTTTAGGCGGTTCGGGGATATCATCCGGCAAAGTCTTTCCCGTTCCCATGTTCTCGATTTCCAAGTCCGCAACTTGCTGTCGCAACTCTTTCATACGAAGCGCAAGGTACCCATCCGCATCTTCCGTCCTTAATTTCTCCAACAACGGAATCAATGCCGCTGTCCACCGACCGGTCACCTCCTGCGAATTGAGCGTGACGTTCATGGCCATTTCAGTCACCTCATCCACATCAACCATAATCGCCTCAACGCTCTCAACACCCTCCTCCTGCAAAATCTTGAATCGCTGATGACCTGAAATGATGTGCATATTGCGTTTATTGATCACTAAAAGATCAACCATCCCGAACTTTTCCAGCGACTGCCGCAACCCGGCTAGCGACTCCGGGGATATCTCCCTCGGGTTATACGGTGCCGGTCTTACATCGGACATTCGGACATCGCAAATGTCCGGTTTTACATTGATATTTGCCATCGAAAACCCTCCCTTTTTGACCTGTTTTTCCCTTATTTCACGACGGGGAACGCCTTTCCCCGCCCTTTACCCATAAAATGACCCTTACGACCACGATACGACATTTTGAAAACTTAATATCACTGAAGGCGGTCGCCTCGCCCGACCCGCGGCCGACACCCCCTTCCAAGGACCCGTAAACCTAAAACGTTACGCATACAGTCAGCACACCCGCACTCAGCCAGTAGACTGCATGGCGCACATCACCCTGCAACCCATAGACACATGCCGCTAAGACATCAAGCACGATCAACACCAAAGGAAATAACTTCTCCATCACACAACCCTCCCGTTAAAGATGCGTACTGCATCGCTTACCTTAAGCCAATAGTCCTTCTCCTCATCTGTGAAGCCTGCCCACATAGCGTCCATAGGCTCAACAACCAAACGATTGAAGTCTGCCTTGTCCTGCTCTGCATTAATGCCCTTTGCCATCTTGTCGTTGATCCACCTCGTGCCATCAACAAACCTTTTGTACAATGCCTTGTACTTGTCGAAGCACACCGCTTCGTCCGAGTGAAGATAGTGAAGATTGTTTCTATTTATGCTCATATCTAATTTCTTATTTTTTTATTTTTAGTTCTTTATATAAAGAGAAAAACTTGTTTCACTATCTTCACCGCCTGCCCAACTCCTTGTCTGATAAGCAGTTGCGCGGTGAAACTTCGATAAAATATCTTCACTTTTCCTTCACTTCTTTCACTCAAAACGGCCTCGGCTCATTAAAATCAGCACTAAGCTGGTTCTCGCCTGCCTTTAACCCCACCCCAAACCAGTAAAGGTTGCCTTTATCCCCGCCATGAGTGAGCCTGTCCTTCACAAAGCCGCGCTTCTTCATGTAATCGATAAACTCATTGCGGTTGATATAGCGAAGGCCGATATCCTTTGCCCATTGCTGAATATCTTTGAGAATGACACCTGACTGAACTTTGCAGTCCTGCCCTAACACACATCGTTCCTCAATGTAATTGCCGATCAGATCCGACTCCTCCTGATACTCAGTCGTGGCCGCCACAACCTTGTCCGGCCTGCCCAATCCCTGCTTCTGCCAAACCTGAAAGCCTTCAACAGCCCAATTCAGAATGCCCTCATATTCAGCCGATAGCTTCTCATCCAGCTTGGGATCACGTTCATTGGGCTGAATGACGCGCTCAAAAGGAATGGTGACAATACGCCGCCAGATGCCTTTGTCCGTTCCTGAAATATTGGGCTTATGATTTGTTGCGAAGAAAATCTTGAACGTGGCAAAGAAGTCGAAATACTCTCTATGCAGATACCTCGCTGATATCGGGTCGTCACCAGTCAACTGTTTGATCTGCGCTTCCGCCAACGCCTTTGATTTACCTGACTCAAGCGCGGTCACAAACCGAGTTCCTTTAAGCCGCGCTACATCATTCGGAATGGAGTCGTTGTACTTCTCCATCAAGGTCGTGGCCGGTGTGTTGATCGCGTAATCACCAAGAATCCTGAAGATATGTTTTAAGAACGTGGACTTGCCGTTCATGCCTACGCCATAAAGAATAAAGACGCACTGCTCTTTTGTTGATCCAGACAGCGAATAGCCCACTGACTTCTGCATAAAATCAATCAACTGCATGTCGCCTTGAAATATCGTCATCAAGAAACGCCGCCACTCAGGACACTGTGCGTCTTTGTGATACTCAAGCTCAACACGGCGGGTAATGAAATCGTCTTTGCTGTGGGGTTTTAATTCGCCTGTCTCGAGGTTCAGCGTTCCGTTCTTACAATTAAGAAAAATCAAATCTTTGTCGAAGTCGTCACTCCGCGCCGCCACCCCTTCGCTTCGCACAAGGTTGACCATCGCCTTGAGCCGCGCCTCTGATTCACTTCTTATTGCATGCTTAAATAAAAACTTATCGTTTGTGGCCTTAGACATCTGATACATCTGCTTGGCCGTATTCTTTGCGAGCTTCAAAATCTGAAATTTCTCGTCACGTTCCCATCTCGTGCCGTCCCAAATAAACCACCCGCCAAGAGAATCGCAATACTTGATGCTGTCGCCGTACTTCTCCAAAAACAAACCGGCGTTCCACACATCCGTAAAAGGTTCTTTTGTCTGTGCCTTAGTTTTATCCTCATCCTCAGTGCTGTAACGCGAAACACTCGCGGCGATCGTTGAAACTTCCTTCTTAGGCAGGGGTGGCACACAACGGCTGTCGTTTATTGAATGAAGCATCATCTCGATCTGTGGATGATCGAGACCCATCTTGCGCATCCGCACGCCCATGTGCATGAGCGAATTGTTGCGGTTCTCGGTAATCTTCGCGCCCTTATCGGACAGATCGACAACCGGCTGTTTCTCACTTAAAAGCTCAACCAGCCACGCTGGAGCCTCCGCGATCATCGTTTCATCAGGATGATGCGCGGCCTCCCATTCGTATGACCTATCCTCAATAACGCTGGGTGGCGCGATAACATAACCGCCATCGCCACGGATATCAATACCCGGGCGGACGCCGGTCTTACAACCGATACCATTCTCGGGATAGCGGAAGAAAATATGTCTTCCGCCACTCCAAGTAAGAGATTCTACGGTATGCGGCATCTCCCCAAACTCGCGTTCAAGATCCTTTAATGACTCATCACCAGTCGCGCCGTTTTTAACGTCAATATCAACAACGAATATCCCCGACACCTTGCCGGTCGCAATAGCGATATTCGCGCCGTTATGGCCGTTGAATAACTGCCTGATAACCGCTTCATCAGCTGACGCGTCTTTGAATCCGCGTGGCGTTAAAGGAATCTTGTTCTTGCATGGGAATACCGACCAACCTCGTTTGGCATAAAATAAAGCCTGTTCAAGCATTCGTTGACCTCAAATCTATTTGAAAAGGGGGCGGCATTACACCGCCCCCTTCGGTTATCAGTACGGTCTCTTTTCGGCCGCTTCATCTTGCACATCTTCTTCGTGAACTTGAATCGCGTTCGCCTTGGAAGCAAAGTCATTCCATAGCCGCTCACAGACTGCGTATTCCTCGGCCAGCGCATCACCGACCGGTGTGACTTTTAAGACGGCATAGGTCGCGATGTCGTTTGTCTCCATCTGCGACACCAGCTTGTATTTGCGCGAGAACATATCGCCTCCGCAAAACTTCGCCAGCGACAACAGATTCTTCCCCGCCCTGTAGCTCGTTTTCGAGAAACTCACGATGATCGGCATGGGAACGCCCGGGAAGTACGAGAAGAAGTTAATGAACGTCGTCGCAACCGGCTTCTCCCCATTAGGCCCGAACTTCGCCTCGGCTTTAACTTTCGGATCCAGCGGGTCCGTAGACTTCCAGATAACCGCGCCCGGATCGAACTCCGAGTCGAAATTCGGATCGTCCTTACTCCGAGGATTAAACCGGATGTAATTCTTAAACATGAAGATCGGAATGAACTCCTGTGGCAACACCTCTTTGGTGAGCGAATTAATAACCGACCCCACCTTGATGCCTTCAAGTCCTTCCGTTAATTCAGGCGACAACGCCTGCATCAGCTTCGCGCGGGGAATAATGAGATCCTCACGATCCACTCCACCCTCGAAACCTCTTTGAACGCCTTCCGCCTGCATCAATGCACCGCTTTGAACTTTCGCTATTTCTTGTGACAT